AGAGTGTTGTACAGAATGCTGTACAGGATGCGGTTGACTTCATCGAATCTGAAATTGCTGATGATCGAATCAAAGCCCAACGTTACTTCGACGGCGAAGTAGACATTGGCGAAGAGGAAGGCCGCTCTAAGGTAGTTGCTACCAAGGTACGCGATACCGTACGCAACATTAAGCCTTCCCTGATGCGCGTGTTCCTAAACACCGACAAGCCTGTCGAGTATGTTCCTCGTGGCCCTGAAGACGTTGCTGCTGCCCAGCAAGCTACCCAGTACATGCACTGGGCATTTAACGAGATTGGTGGCTATCGCATCCTGAATGACGCATTCCATGATGCGTTGGTGAAGAAGGTCGGCGTCCTGAAGGCTTACTGGGACACTTACACCGACGTCGAAACCTACACCTACACCAATATCACGGAACCAGAATATCTGGCTATCGTGAATGAAGACGACATTGACGTGATCGAGCATTCCGTTGAGATGTCGATGGAAGTGGACGAATTCGGCATGCAGGTTGAGGCTCCGATGCACAGCCTGAAGGTCAACCGCAAGTGCGAACTTGGCAAGCTGATGGTGGAGTCTGTTCCGCCTGAAGAATTCATGGTGGACCGCAACGCCAAAAACATTGATGACGCTTACGTTGTCGCCCACCGCACTGAAATGCGCGTGTCTGATCTGGTGAACATGGGCTTCGATTTTGAAGAGGTGTACAACCTTGATGGAATCGGCTCTTCAGACACCTATTCCGAAGCAGAAGATTTCGAGCGTCGCGGCTACCAGCAGGACGAGGAAGAGCAGACGCTAGATATGTCCATGAAGCTGGTCGCTGTGACCGAGGCTTACATGAAGATGGACATCGAAGGCACAGGCGTTGCCCAGATGTACCGATTCCTGCTCGGCGGTTCCAGCTACAAGCTGCTGGACTATGAGCCGTGGGGAGAAGTTCCGTTTGCAATCTTCGAGATCGACCCAGAACCGCATGCGTTCTTTGGCCGCTCGATTGCCGACCTGATTATGGAAGATCAGGATGCTGCGACCGCTATGCTCCGTGGAGTCCTGGATAACGTGGCTCTGGCCAACAATCCGCGCCTCGGTTTTGTGGAAGGTCAGGTCAACGTAGATGACCTCCTGAATAACGAAATCGGCGGTTTGATTCGCATGAAATCTGCTGGCATGCTTCAGGACGTCTCAGTGCCGTTTATTGCTGCTCAGACGCTTCCGGCTATCCAGTACATGGATCAGGCCATTGAGGGTAAGACAGGCGTTTCTAGGGCCGCTATGGGCCTTGATCCGGACGCTTTGCAGAACACCACAGCTACGGCTGCCCAGTTGACCGCTCAGGGCGGCGCAGCACAAATCGAAGTCATGGCCCGTAATCTGGCGGAAGGCGGCATGCGTCGTCTATTCAAGCTGATGCTGAACCTGTACGTCGAGAACTCCCCAGAGCCGCAACTGATGCGGATGAATGGCCAGTTTGTGCCGGTCGATCCCCGCGTTTGGAACACCAGCATGGATGTTTCCGTCAATGTTGGCCTTGGCACTGGTAAGGAAGAGCAAAAGGCTGCTGCCTACCAGCAGGCGCTGGGTCTTCAGATGCAGATTTGGCAGGCATACGGCCCGATGAACGGTCTTGTAACGATGACCACCATCCGCAACACCTTGGCGGACATGATGGCTCTAGCCGGTATCCGCAACACGGATCGCTACTTCAACCCGATGGATCCGCAGACCGAGCAGATGCTGATTCAGCAGGCTCAGGCAGCCCAGCAAGGCCAGCCAGACCCGAACATGGCACTGGCGCAGGCTCAGGTACAGGCCGAACAGATCCGCGCTCAGAGCAAGGCTCAGACCGACATGCTCCGCGCTCAGATCGACGCCCAGAAGGCCATTGCTCAAGACGACCGCGAACGTGACAAGATGGATCAGGACTTGATTCTGTCTGCCGCCAAGATCCTAGGCGATTACGGCAAGTCCGTAGACGTCGAACGAATCAAGGGCATGCAGCGCGAGCCGCGTTACCCGGAAGCAACCCCAACTGAAGCTGTACAAGCAGGAGGCCAATTCTGACCATCAAAGACAAGGCTACGAAGATTCGGCAAATCACGAGTGATCCGACCTACATAGCCATTATCGAATCCGTGAAAGTGGCTCAAATAACCACTTTTCTGGATGCGAGATCCTCCCCGGAGGCTCGCGAAGAGGCGCACGAAATTATCCGGGCGCTAGACAAAATTGAAGATTACATCAACACCGTATTGACGGACGAGAAGATCTTTGATAAAACAAACACTTAAAGGAGAACAGTACCGTGGAAAACACGACTGAAACCCCACAATTTGATGGTAGTATTGAGTCAGCAGTTGGACTGCTAGTGGAGCCGGAAGAGGCTCCTGAACAAGAATTGGAAGAAGCGTCTGCGGAACTGGAGGAAGACTCCGACCCAGAAGAAACAGACGATTCTGAAGAAGATGTCGCTGAGTTCGACGACAGCGAGGAAGAAGAAGTCGAAGAGGACGATGAAGGCGCTGACGATGCCGATTCTGAGGAACCTCAATTTTTCAAAGTCAAAGTTGACGGCGAGGAAGTTGAAGTCACCCTAGAGGATCTCAAGCGAGGTTACAGCGGCCAGAAATATGTCCAGAAAGGGATGCAGGAAGCTGCGGCTGCCAAGAAACAGGCAGAGCAGGTTTATGAAGCCCTTTTAGCTGAACGGCAGCAGATGGCTAATTTGTATCAACAGCTACAAAGCGGCAACTTTGCTCAACCGCCCAGCCCACCGACGAAGGAACTCTTCGACCAAGACCCGATTGGGTATATGGAACAGAAGATGGCCTACGACGAGGCGAAGGCACAGTACGACACGCAGATGGCTGAAATGCAGAAAGTTGCTGCACAACAGTCAGAGGCTCAACAGGCCGCAATGCAGGCGTACTTGCAGCAAGAGAAGCAGGCTTTGATGGCTGTGATGCCGGAATTTGGCGACGCCCAGAAGGCAACCAAACTCCGTGAGAACTTGGTTCGTGGCGGTTCTGAATTTTATGGCTACCAGCCAGAAGAAATCGGAAACGTGATGGATCACCGGGCAATTATGGTTCTGAAAGATGCTGTGGCATATCGGAACCTGATGGCAGGCAAGGATAAGGCGGCTAAGAAAGTCTCCGGAGCCAAGCCAGTCGTAAAACCCGGCTCGAAAAAGATTGGCGATGGCAAACAGAAAGTTCAGCAGCGGCGTAAGGCCAAATTGGGCCAGTCCGGACGCATTGAAGATGCGCTCAGTCTGGTTCTAAACCAGTAACACTTAATTGAGGATATAGTCATGGCACAGCCAACTAATACTTTTGATAGCTACGATGCCGTCGGCATTCGTGAAGACCTCGAGAACGTCATTTATGATATTTCTCCAGAAAGTACGCCATTTTATACCAAGTGCAAGAAGCTGAAGGCTACCAACACTTACCACGAATGGCAGACTGACGCACTGCGCGCATCAGCAGCTAACGCTCACGTTGAAGGTGACGCAACTACCGCTACTGCTCGCACTGCAACTTCCCGTCTGGGCAACTACACTCAGATTTTCAAGAACGCGGTTGCAATTCCTGATACCGATTCTGGCTTGAACAAGGCAGGTCGCGCTTCAGAAATGGCTTACCAGATGCTGAAGACTGCAAAAGAACAGAAGCTGGACATCGAAAAGGCACTGTTCGACAACAACGCTCGCGTTGCTGGCAACAGCTCAACCGCTCGTGAACTTGCTGGCGCTCCGGCTTGGATGATTACCAACACCGACTTTGGTGCTAACGAAGGTGCAGATCCGACCGGCGACGGTACTGACGCTCGTACCGACGAAACCACCACCCTGATCGCATTCAGTCAGACTCGCTTTGACTCTGTAATGCAGTCAATCTGGGAAGAAGGTGGCAAGCCGAACACTGTTTATCTGTCTGCTTATCAGATGAACAAGGCTCTGGGCTTCACTGGTATGAACAACCAGCGTTCCACCATCGGTGCTTCCGTTGGCGGTACTAACGCTGTAATCAAGGCGGTTGATGTCTACGTTACCCCGTGGGGAACTGTAGAATTCATGCCGAGCCGTGAAAACCGTTCCCGTGATGTATTCATCATGCAGGACGATATGTGGTCAGTAGCTGTTCTCCGTCCGACGAAGAACACCGAACTGGCGAAGACTGGCGACGCAACTGTCCGTCAGGTTGTTACCGAACTGACTCTGGTTTGTAACAACGAGAAGGCCAGCGGCATCATCGCTGACTGCACCATCACTGGTTAATCTAGTGTGATGCGAGGGGAGAGGGGCTAGCGCACGTTGCCCTTCTCCCCTTTTTTACTTTGGAGACTTGTAAATGAAGATTGGCGAGAAGATTCACCACGAAGATGGCGGCAAGACGCTTGTTGTCGAAAAGGTTTATGAAAACCAGCCGTATCTGGATGAAGTCAAAGCCATCAAAGATGCTGGCCTTGGCCAGACTGGCGAGAAGCGCCTTGTAGGCCGCATTCCGCTCCACATTCTGTCCCAATGGATCAAGGAAGCTGGACTCCGCTGGGACGACCACGACGCTGTTCGTGACGTAATCAAGCGCAAGATGTTGTCGGGTGATTTCGACAAGCTGCGCGTCTGGGAAGGAACATACTGACATGGAACCAGTCGTTTTTTGGAATCTGATCCTTACCGCATTCCTTTCCATTGGCGGCTGGTTCATCCGCAATGTGGTGTCTGATCTGCGCCGCATCGAAAAGCAGATGTATGAATGCCAATCCGGTCTAAACGATAAGTTTGTTCGTCGAGATGACTACAAAGAAGACATCCGGCGTATGGAACACAAGCTTGATCAAATCTTCGAGATGATCGGGGATTTGCAGAAAAGCAGATGAAGCACCCGGTTGAGCAGGTTGGCTGGGTTGTGATCGGCCTCCTGCTTGGCGGCCTGATGGCTTATTCCGTCAATGTACTTGGCGCTGATCCCATCGTTTCTGAGCAGACCGTCACCACCAAGGGTGAACAAACCACCACCGTCAAAAGCCCTCCACCGTCCGCTATTGCACCGCAATTCTCAGCAGGCAATGGCAACGACCTCTGTACGGTAGGTGCATCTGGAGCGGTTCAGACGCAAATCCTCGGCATCTCTGTCGGCAGTACCTTCACCGAGGAAAACTGCATCCGGTTAAAGAACGCCAAGACGCTCTATGACATGGGCATGAAGGTCGCAGCCGTATCGGTAATGTGCCAAGACCAAAAGGTATTTGACGCGATGATGATGGCTGGTACGCCCTGCCCGTATGACGGTTTGATTGGCGAACAGGCAAAGCTGGCATGGGCTACCCATACCGATTCCACACCAGAGCAGGAGAATGCAGATGATGTTGAGCAAAAACGCCTCAAGGCTCTCGGCATTATTGGCGGTCTATTCGGCAGCCTCTTATTCTTCTGATCCCATTTATGGCTACAGCAATAACGCTGCTGCTGGGGGTGGTTCTTGGTCTATGTCTGAGTCTGTACTGGGCATGGCTCCAGTTCCGGGACTCGACATCTCAGGGGTCTTGTACCGCTACACCGCAGTCAAAGACCGAGCCGACCCCTTCACCGTTACAGTCTTCAATCAAAACGCCATTGACGGCGGATATATATTCCGCGAAACAGATGATTGGTCAGGCAGGTCAGGCGCAACGATTTCCAAAGCGATACCCGTTAATTACTCCCCGATACGGCTCTGGGGCGCAGGCTCCATCGAAACATCCGGGGCGGGAAGCGTAGTGGACCCAAGCGTTGTATATACATACCGTTTCAAAGAGCCTGAACCAGAAATCCCGGCCCAAACCCCTCCGACGATCAATCCCTACAACGCCCTAGAGGACGATGCTGTGCAGCGAGCCACGGCAGAAACTGACCGGGATCTGTATGAGGATGATGAAGTCGAAAAGGACAAGGACGAGGAAG